TGCTTCGTTAGCGGGAAAGGCGGTAAGGAACGCGGTGCGAAATGCGTCCTTTACCCCCGTGCCCGCATCCGCCCACCGCGCATCCATCGGGGAGAGCAGTTCGTGATCCTGCAGGGCCTCGTACAGCGCTCCTAGGCGCGCGTCTGGGGACCTCGGCGGGTCGGTGTTCACGGGGTGCCCCTCGTCCTCTCGCCTGTCGATCATGCCGTCCTCGTCTGCTCTTACTAGGTCTAGATCATCCTGGGTACACATAGCTAGTTCTCCTGGGTTGGGGTAGGAAGGGCGAACTCCGGCAGGCGGTCGCGAGTGTGCTGCGCCCACTCCACCCTGTCGAAACAGCTCCCGTAGTCGTACTCATGGCCTGTGATACGCCACCCTTCTCCGCATGAGCAGCGGTGGATGCCCCGCATATCCTCGGCGCGCTCTTGGGCTACTGCGCGTGCGATACGTGGGGCGACCTCGGCTAGGCTCGCCATCGTTTCTTCTCCTGTGGTTGTGCGCGCCATGCAGCCCGCTGGTTTTTGAGAGCAACGCGCCTGCGTGCCCCGTGTAGGTGGCGTTCTAGGCCACGAGGTAGACGACAGCGAGTCATGGTTCCGCCTGAGCGCGCTCGCCGTGGTACGGGCACTGTGGACCCTCGCCACACGCCTCAGCGAAGCACCACGCGCACTCGGAAGGGTCGGTGGCGTTTGTGGGGCGCTCGCGAAGAGGCCCTAGCGCCCGCTCGGCGTCCTCAGCATCTAGCGCGTTCAGCGCCTCGACGGCGTCCTGCTTACCAGTCTTGTAGATGGCTGCGAGTTCTGCTGTGTTCATCGTCTCGTCTCCTTTGCTCGATCCTCATTAGTAGCCACACATGCCGCCACAGGCACGCTAGGGCGCCTCTCGCCGTACCGCTTGCGCCGGGCGATCCTTTCTGCCTGCTCGGGGGTTTCTGCGAGCACACGCGTTTTCTTGCCGTCTGCCCACTTGACACTCCATGTGTAGATGACGCCTTTCAGAAGGGACGGCATGGGTCTACGACAGGCTCAGCCCGCGCAACGCAGCGATACCCCTACGCACATACTTCTGCACGGCCTGTGGGCTCTGAAAGTCCGGGCGCTGCTGGATACCGTGAGCATCGACAGCCACAAGCAGCCGCTGGGCCAACCGCACCGCATCGTTGGGCGTCAATCCCTCCACTTCCCCCCAAATGCGGTTGAACAGCTCGTTGGACTCCACCTTGCTCGCCGTATCTGTGGCTGCGAACGAGGGCGAGAAGTCCGCGGCGGATACATCCTGAACGCTCATTTTGCTTGCCTCCTACTACTCGGGTAACGGTTATGCTGGTACCCACCGTACCACACAAGGGCCGGCAGTCAAGGCGTATTTCCCACTCACCACCACAGAACAACCAGCGCCTCTAGCTTCGCTCCCTCGCTCAGCTTTCATCGCTAGCCACCATTACCGCTGCAGTTGTTTTTCGTCTAATCAGGGCAGTGGTCGTGCGTGCGTGCGTGTAACGTCGCGTGGCCCAGCAGTACGTATTTGCCTTCACAGGAACGCGCTATGACGACGCGGCTGCTTTTCAACGGATGGTCCGTCGCCCTCACGAGTCTCCCCGTGGCTAGCTCGGGTCCTTCCCGTGGAGGTTTTTCTTCTTTGAGTCTTCGGCGGCGATGAGCGTGCGCATGGCCTTTGGATTGCGTGGGCGGTGTTCAACAGGGGGGAGCCGAAAGCCCCAGTAACCCCGCTGGGGCTCGTAGATCGTGCCCTCCCGCACCATCCTCGCTAGGGTCGACTTGATTTCCGTCCGGCTGCGCTCGCTCGCCTGGGTGCGGATCTGCTTGATGGTGACGAGCCTTCGCTGGCCGATCAGTGTGGAGATGATGTCTCGCAGCGGGCCGAACTCACGTGCCAGCTCATCGGGCGTAGGGGGCCGTTTGCGGGCACTGGAGGGAACGGCGGAGAGATTGCGCTTAGCCCCCCCGACGATGCCGTGAAAGTGCTGGTGACAGCCTTCGCAGAGGACCGTGAGGTCCATCGGACGCTCGTTGCCCCGCCTCTCGTAGGTGCGGTGATGCACCTGCAGCCGCTGCGCGGAGTTGCACAGTTGACAGCGGCCTTCCGCTCGTTGGATGGCCTCATCGCGTCGCTTGCGCCACTCGGGGCTAGCGAGGTACTGGGCATAGTCGGCTTTGGCCGCCAGGCGGTCCGCGACCTTGGGGCGCCTGCTCATGCTCTAGGCTTAGATAGCCACCACACATGGCGGAGTCTAGCGCTCCCGGCACGCAGCCCGTCAATCCGGCGGGCTGTTGTCGTTCTGTGGGGGCCTTCCCTGGTGGCGGGCCGTAGTCGTTCTCAGGGGCTTAGAACGTGTGTTCCTCGTGGCGACGGGCACCCTCGATTTCTACGATGAGGGCCTCTGCGCGCCTACGAACGTCGTCTGCGGGGCGGTCCTTGATGAGTTCGGCGACTACCTCCGACACCCAGACGGCCTCGACAAAGAGGCCTGAGCGTCCTCCAAACCGGAGGATGCGCTTGCCCTTCTCCCTCTCGGCCATCCCTCAGCCCTCCTGTCCCGCACCGGAAGGAAAGTTGCCTCGCAGCACATCGCGCCCGCGCTCGATAACGTCCCCTGCGACGACCGATGCGGGTATCTTCGTTGCGGGCATGGTTCCTAACCTCCATTGCCGTACATGACTAACGGCACTCGGGTAACGGTAGGTACGTACCGTACCACCAAACAGCCCGTAGCGCAACCCCCACCCCCACCCAGTGCTACCATCCCCAACCAGCCCTGCGTACAAGCCTCGCTGAGTACACGCGACGGCAACGCACCAGCCTTTCCTTCCACGTCCCCGAACACCAGGGAGACTATGCCTACCCCAACCTGCATAGCAGCCATCGAATACGGCGAAGGATGCGCACACGGCTTCGTCCTCAACACTCCACGCGGCATAGCCCACGCCGGCTACTGCTACGCCTGCGACCTCGGATACGAGGGCGACGAGTGCACCTGCACCACACAACGCATCACCGTCCGCCTCTACAACCAACCCACACCAGCCCAAAACACGATGGCAAGCCCCGAAGCAAGGGCACGGGGAATACTCCTATCCGCATCAGGCGCCCGGCACAACCTCGAACCCGACCAGGTATCCGCCCTGAACGACCTACTCGCACCCACAGGCACCACCCTAGACGCACTGCTCTCCGAACAGCGGCCTCACTACACAGACCCCGCGTTCGCGTGCGCTGGGAGTGACGCTGGGTTGGTTGCTGGGTAGCTGGGACGTGGGGATGGCGGTTGTTGAGGTGGCGCCTGCTGTTCGGTCTGAGGCGTGGTGGGCTGGGCGTGGGCATGTGGGTAGGTGCGGGAAGCTCACGCAGCGGGGGAAAGGGCCGCGTTGTCGGCGTCAGGCGACGCCGGGTACGACTGTGTGTGTGAAGCATGGGAGCACGGCTCCGGCGGTCAAGGCTGCTGCTGCTCGGCGTTTGGAGACGCAGACGGCGTTGCAGTGGGCTAAACGGGAGCTTGAGCGTACGGGTGTTGAGGGGCGTACTCCGCTTGAGCATCTGGAGGCTTCGCTTGAGGAGGCTGCCCGTACATACGCTGTTTGGGAGTTGTGTTGTGAGACTTTGGTGCAGGAGCAGCGGTCTGGCCTGATGGGTAGGGATAGGCATGGTCAGCTTGCCATCCACCCGTATGTGACGGAGAAGGATGCTGCCCTGGACCGTTGGGCTCGCATCAGCAAGTACGCGTTGGATGCTGGTGTCGCGGAGCGTAGGGTCAAGATCCTGCAGGAGCAGGGCGAGCTCATGGCTTCGGCTCTAAGGGCTGTTGTGGGGCGCCTGGAGCTGTCTGCGTCTGCAGAGAGGCAAGCCCTTGCCTGGCTTGGCGAGGAGCTACAGAAGCAACAACGCGGCCGTGTGCCAGCACAACTACCCGCCAGCACCTAGCTCTGAGGATTATCGACGCGCCAGCGGTGCAGGACCGGCCGGGCGGCTACTCCGCAGTGTCTGAATAGCGTCGAGAGTCCTACTCGTTTTTTTTTTGGTGGTTGGAGCGGACTACTGTGTCTGACAGGTACCACAGGGACTACCGGTACTTGTGGTACTCTTTGGGTATGCACTTGAAAGTGACGTTCTCGGATGCGGAGCGCGATGCTCTGGACGAGATGCGCGGTGGGACGCCGGCTGCGACGTGGGTTCGTCAGCTTGTGCGGGATGCGGCTGTCGCTGCCGACCTGCTCTCGGCTCCTGTTGACACCGGTATCCGTACCGTCGCGATCGCTGAGTCTTCGGCCGTTGCTGCGCCTGATCGTCGGGCAGCGCACGCCCTCGCCGCAGTTGCCCGCAGGACGGGTCATAAACCGGGCTGCAAATGCCTGAACTGCGAACGAGAGCGAGGGAATGTCTGATGCCCGATAACGACGCCGTGAGCTTGGCGAAGCGCGCGGAAGCGTTGAAGGCGAGGCTGCGTACGCCGGAGCAGCAGAAGCGCCGCGAAGAGGTCGATGCGCGCAATGCCGCGCTCCAGTCCGGCCCGATCAAGCGTGGCCCTAATGCGCACCCGGATGGCACGTTCGGGAAGACGAAGTCGTGACTCGTAAGCGCAAGATGGCTGCGAGGGCGAACGCGGAACGAACGGGCCAGCAGACGGCGCTACGTGAGGCGCGGGAGGTCTATCTGTTGGTCTATGCGACTCGTGGTCGTACCGGGCCTTATCCGTTGCCGTCGTTGTTTTCGCCTGGGTTGCTTGGTGAGGTTGAGCGTGGCTGGGTACCGTTTCCTTTGGTGGTGGGAAGGTGAAGGTTGGTGCCGAGGCCTGCCCGCTGGGCGTGCCTTCCGGTGAAGGCGGCGTGTGTGCGTGGCTTGACCGTGAGCCTCTAGGCACTGAGCTTTACCGGGTACTACGCCGGTGTGGCGGGGACCTCGATCGGGCGTCTGAGCTTTGGCTTGAGCGCTATGGTGGCCGGTTTGGCTACTTCCCTGCCGCGTTTCCTGCCGAGGTTTTGGTGTTCTCCTGTGAGTGACCGTCTGGATCTAGCGGGGCAGGCCCCGAAAGAGGGTGAGGTCTGGCGCGACAAGATCCGCACTCTTCGGGGGAAGCGTTGCCGGACGCTCGTTCTGCGGATCACCCCGAGAGGGCTGAGGGGACGTCGTGGGAGACGGAGTGGTTTGTCGAGCACACGGCTCCTGGTGGGGACTACTGCTCGAAGCTGGAGGACTTCCTACGCGATAATGAGCGGGATGTGCCCGTACCTGCAGGTGACGCTAACGTCGTGTCCGGGGAGATGCGCACCTGCGTCCGGCACAACGTCAAGGGCTGCGAGCCGTGCCACAGGCTCTCGGGGTTTGTCGCCGCACTTGAACCGCGTGTGACGCGGGAGATGGTCGCCGTGGATATCTCTGAGGCGTTTGCCAAGGGGCGCAGTGGTCGCGTGTCTTGCGAGATGTGCGCTGCGGTTCTATGGACCGCGACTCACGGGCCGACGGTCGAGGATGCCGTTGAGCGTCATCGTGCTTGGCATGACCGGCTAGAGCGGCTGCTGGCCCCGGTTGGGACTACGCAGGGCTGCAGGCGCCACGGCTGGTTTGGCTGTGCCTGCGAACGGGATTTTCCGTGAGCCTTCACGACGACCCTGCCGGGTTCATACGCGCCACCATTGGCGAGCCGCTCGCTGAGCCTTTGCCGTGGCAGACGGCGTTCTACGAGGGCCTGGCGCGTTGTCTGGTGGTTGGCGGCGGTCGTCCACTCGGCCGCCGCCTGCTGATGATTGCCGCGATAGCTGAGACCCTGCGGAGCGGCGAGACGGTCAAGATTCACGCGCACTCCCAAGTTGAGGCTGACGCATTGATGGCTGAGGCTCGCCGGCTGCTGGAGGCGAAGGTATGAGGCGCTGTGTCCGGGAGCCCGATGGCTGGCGTTGGCAGCGGATGGGGCAGCGCGGCCTTGTGTCGTACGGCCCGTATCGCACCCGCCTGGGTGCGTGGCTTGCGTACTGGCTTGGGCCGCTATGAGGCTTGACCTCGTGACTCCGCTCAGTGCGATCCGGTCCCTGGTAGCGGAGGGCCGGCCGGTGCATAGGGCGCTCAGCTCAATCGCTGACCCTTGTGGGGCGCGGTACCCGGAATGGAGCGCCCTGTGGGATGTGTTGTGGAAGCAGCTGCCTACGGGTAACGCGAACCAGAACTTGCGGGAGTGGGGTTCCCTCGCTACCCAGTCGGAGCGTTTGGCGTTGGTGGATGCTGCGTTGGCTAACGTGTCTGGGCTTGGTGCGGCGGGAGGGCCGGTGTGAGCGTCGCTGACGGTTTGCGTGCTCGTAACGACCGTCGTTTGCGGCGCGCGGACGCCCCCCTCAACGACCCGTCCTACGAGCCGCGTGTCCAGCCCACCATTGGCGGGGGGGTTCCGCCTGAGGTCGCCTTGTGGGGGCCGTTCTCCCAGCTGCGATGGTTCCACCGTTTCCACGCGCAGCTCGCCCCGAACGTCTACAGGGGATATCGGCTTATGGATCGGGTCGATTGGTCGCTCTATTACTGCGACTCCGTCCAGCATCTCGGGCCGTGCTGCGGTTCCTGTGGCGACGACGAGGAATATTACGGTCCAGACGAGGACCGCTGTTGCTGTCGCGCGGGGCTGCCCAGCGCGCCGTGATCTTGTAAGCAAGCGTCTACCCGACCACCTATGGGCGTACCCCGATAATGGTGGTCGGGTAGCGACCAACTTCGCCCCTACTGAAAGGGAGCCGCATATGCCGCGACTGTTGATCCACAAGGAAGGCGAGAACACGCGTCTTGAATCCCCCGACATGAGCGCGGAGGCATGTGAGCAGCAGCGTCAGCTCATCGCGTCGAAGATCAGCGTCGCGCACGGTGGTCCCGCTGACGCGACCTCGGAGGCGGGGTCGGGGAACCGTGAGCGCGACCAGGTGCTTGACCTTGGCTGGGTGAGCATCGGTGCTCACGTCGTCACGGGGGTGGAGGTCGGTGAGCCTGGTGCGTGGCCCTCGGAAGCGGAGCCTGTCGTGGAGGCCCCGGTAGAGCCCCAGCCCGCCGCTGTAGACGCCACTGGAGGTGCTTTCTGATGCCTGCCACGGGAGAACAGAAGAACATCGGCCTGAACGCCATGTGGCACACCACCAACCGGTGGATCGGGGCGCTTACGTCTGCTGCTGCTGTAGCCGTGGAAGCGTCGGCTGCGGGCACCAAAATCAAAAAGACAGCGAACGGGCTCGCCAACGGGAACGTCCTGTACTTCTCGGTGCTGTCCGGTGGCGCGGGGCTGGTGGCTCTGCGGCCTTACTATGTGGTGGGTGCGGCTACAAACGAATTTGAAGTGTCTCTCACCGAAGGCGGGACGGCTGTGTCGTTCACGACGGAATTGAAAGCCGCGAGTGAATACATCAAACTCACGGAGATGTCGGGCGGCTCCTACAAACGTCTGGAAACGGCGTTCGGGGCGTCAGCTGAAGGCAAGACCGAAGATGTCACTGAACACTCTCTGAAAATCCCTGCGGGTAAAACGATCAACGCGGAGGGGTACTGGGAAACAGAAACGGGACAAGGCTCGGCCAAACACCTTCTGGGGATCAGTGTCCTTACGACCCCTGAGTCTTTTGGCTCGGAAGGTACGTACACGGTGAAATCGTCCGAGTCGGACATGAACCTCGCAGAAGGCACCCCCGCGCCGTAGACGGATGGCGACGATCACGGCGAAGGCCGCTGGCGGCAAATGGGGTTCTACGACGACGTGGGAACCCGAACAGGTCCCCACAGCAGCGGATGATGTGATCCTGGCGAGCACGTCGGGCAGCGTCGAAATCGCTGCCGAAGCGTTCTGCCGCAGCCTCGAAGCCAGCGCCTATCAAAAAACGCTTAGCCTCCCTACGCAGACCCTCGTTATTGGTACCTCTACGAGCAACGCAGGGCTCGCGCTCGCTTTTGGGAAAAGCATGACGCTGTCACTCAGTGGCTCGGCGATCAAGTTCGTGTCTACTGCGGCGGAAGTCCAGCGAATCACCACGGGGGGCCGTACGATGCCCCGTGTCATCTTCAAAGCCCCCGGCGGCAAATGGCAGCTACAGGACAAATATGAAGCGGGCGGGGGCCGTATCGAACTCGAAGAAGGCGAACTAGCCACCAACGGGCAGGAATGTAAACTCGAAGCGGGCCTCCGCAGCCCGGGTACCGCGACGCGCACCCTGTCCCTAGGGGCAAGCACCGTCCTTCTCACAGGCACGGGCACCGTATGGGAACTCGTCGCAACCGGCCTTACCGTTGCTCTGACGGCCGCCACGATCGGAGTGACTAACCAGAGCACCACCCTAAAGACATTTAAAGGGGGTGGCGCGAGTTATGGAACCGTGACGTTCTCCGGCAACTACATCGAAGTACAGGGTGCCAACACCTTCGCCACGCTGAACGTCAACACGGCCCGCAAAGCGACCACTATCAAAGGGACGCTGGTGAGCGCCACGACGACGCTGACCGTGACTGAAGGCGCGCTCCCTGCGGTTGGGGAAGAACTCAAAAGCGCGGGCATTCCGACGGGCACCATCGTGCTGGCGATTGTCAATGAAGTCGCCAAAACAGTGGAAATGAGTGCCGCTGCCACGGAAACGGTGTCTGTCGCGGAGGTCATCGAAGTGTTTCCCGCCGGCCTGCTGCTGAAACAAGGCGAAACGCAGACCGTTACGACGTTCGCGACAAACGGCAAAGCAGGGGAACTCGCACGGCTGGCCTCCTCGCTGAGCGGTAAACCGGCGACGATCACGAAAGCCACCGGCCAGGTGTCTGTGAACTTCATGATCCTCAAGGACTCCAAAGCCGCAGGGATCACAGAATGGTATGCGGGTACGGGCTCTCGTAACGCGACAGGCGATTCGGTCTGGAAATTTGAAGCGGCACCACCGTTCTTTGAAGGGACCGCGTCCGTTCGCTCGGGTCTGGGTATGGGCGCCAGTGGCGCGAAGGTTGCGTCTGGTGTCGCCGCGATGACCACTGGTGCTCGCAACGTTGCTACAGGCGCGAAGGCGGGTACGGGTGTTGCCGTGCTCCCCTCTGCGGCGCGGGTCGTGGGTTCGGGTGCGAAGCTCGCATCGGGCGTCAGCGCGACTCCCTCTGGGGCGCATGTGGCGCCATTGGGTGCTAAGGGAGCTTCTGGTGTTGGCGCCCTTCCGTCTGCCTCCAGGCTGGCTGCTTCGGGTGCGAAGCTCGCCGCTGGTGTGCCAGCCCTTCGCAGTGCCGTGCGGGCCAGTGCTGTAGCGGCGGGGAAGTCCACCACGGGTGAAGGGCGCGTCCGTGGTGCTGTGGAGGTGTTGGGCGAAAGCTCCGAACTTCAGCGCTCAGGACGCAGCACGGTCCCTAGCGGCACAAAAACGGCTTCTACGGGCTCAAAGGGCGCACAGGGCACCGGAGCAGTCCATCAGGCGTCGCGTGCCGTTAGCGTGGCCGTAAAGTCCACCTCCGGGGCAGCAGGCGCCAGGGCCGGGGTAAACGTGAGTGCTGTAGCGGGGAAACTCGCGAGTGGCGCAGCGACGATACGGGCCGCCATCCGGGCGGTCGGGGCAGGCGGCAAGGCCCCCACAGGCGAAGCGAAGATAGCCGCCGCCGTCCGCACCCAGGCCACAGGCTCCAAGGGCGGTATCGGCGCCCCCACGGTCAGCACGGGAGCCCGTCAGGGCGCGACAGGCTCAAAGGCCACGTCTGGAAGCGTGCTGTTGCCTGTCGCAAACCGAATAGCGGTCCTGGTGAGCAAGACGACGGTTGGGGAAGCGTTCCTACGGGTCGCCGCGAGGTGGGTTGGCCTTACGCGCCCCAAAGCGACGACCCTGGAGGCTGTCAGCCGCTCTCCTACATCGCTTTATGCCATAAGTCGATCCCCGACGACGCTTACTGCCGTGTCTCGTTCGCCTACGACCTTGCAAGGGGGTACGAAGTGACCGACGACAACGAAAAGCTGTATGTGGGGGAACCGTGGCAGCTCGAACTCACCGCGACAGACACCAAGTCGGGTGCGGCCGTCGAACCACCCTCACTCAGCGCCGTCATCTACCCGCCCGGCGCGCGCGAGACTCCACCGACACGCGAACCCATCGGCCCTATCGCGCTCCCCAAACTTGCCACGAACGTGTATGAAAACGTGGTGGTCGAAGAACTCAACGAAGAGGGCCAATGGCTGGCCGTTGTCACAAGCCCCGCGCCCCTAAAGGCGATCTTGCCTGTCGCGCAGTGGGTTTCCGTTGTGCCCGTGATGCCTCAGTAAGGAGAGAGTGAGGAAATGAGCGAAGACAGCCTGCCAGCTCGGGCCTGTGTAAAGGGCGAAGTAGTGGCAAGCACCCTCGATCAGTGGCGTACCGCGTTCCCATGCTGGCTATTGGGCCACCGTCGTGGTAATGACCTGCTGTTGGCGCGCGAGATAGCGGAAGGGCACATTGTCGGTGATTCGGCGATCCGGCCATGCTGGCGGTGTGGGGCGTGGCTGTCCCCGAGGGACTGGGAGCGCAACCGTCGAATGAGGCGTCCTCTATGGACGCGCGGTATTCAGTACGACCGGAGCGACTCCGATGTCCGCGACCATAGCTTCGGCGCGGGTCCGTGGGGCACTTGGGAGATAATGGTGCAGTGGAGGCCACGTATCCGAGTCTGGGGGAGGTGGTACGGGCACCGCCGCGCGGTCTGGAGCGACGAGCAGCGCCGCTTCGTACCCGTCCGCGAGTATCGCCGCCTGGAGCGGATGCCGGGCTGATGGCATGCACCCCCCTACATCGCGAAGAAGCTCAGGAGGACCGCAGGGGTGCCTACATGGTCGAGAGAATCGCGATGCTGCTCGCGGACTTCGGGGTTGCCAGCGCAGACGTTCCCGGAATCCTGCGGGATGTCGCGGACGAGCTATCCAGTAGGCGCGATGCCCAGCGAAACCCCTAAGCGCTGCGACGCGAAGGGCTGTGCGCATTGGGCGCTAACCGGCTCTCGGTACTGTGCTCAGCACGGCGGTAGAGCGGAAGCCTTGCGGTGGGCGCAGGGTCAGCTAGATAGCCCACTTTCGCCGCTTGAGGCTCTAGAAAAAGAGCTGGAGCGAGCGTCCAGCGCTCTTGCTATTTGGGAGCTTGCCGTGAAGACCTTGGGTGAGGCCGATGCCGACGCAGCATGAGTGGGTAGTACGCGAACGCGAAGAGGCCCGAGCCCGTTGGGTTCGCGTCGGCAAGCATGCGATCAACGCAGGAGTGCCCGTGGAGCGCGTACAAGCCATTCGGGAACAAGGCGAGCTGATCGCGCAGGCGGCTGTAAAGGTGCTGCGGGAGAGCGCAGAGTAAGGGACCTCGTTAGGTGCGGGGCCGCGCTCGCAGAACGTCACGAACGCGGCCCGCGTGCTGCGCTAGATAGCCTCGTCTCGCCGCGTCTGGCCGCGCCCCGCCTCGCCATGCCTTGACCCGCCGAGCCTCGCCGTGCCGGGAGTAGGGGAGCCACGCCTTGCCATGCCAAGGTGGGGGAGTATAGGGGAGCCTAGCGGTGCCGTGCCGAGCCCCGCCGGGCCGAGCCAAGCCGCGCCCCGCTAAGGGGAGTGTTGCCTTGCCCCGTCCGGCCGGGCCCTGCCTAGCCGTGTCCTGTCCGGCCATGTCCGGCCCTGCCCCGCCGCGCGCTGGGTAGCTATCGAAGGGCGGCCTCCATCTCGTCCACGAGCGCCTCGAACCGGGAAACCGTCGGCTCCAAGCGCTCCGCAAGGGCAGCCTCGTCGCCACGCACCTCGGCGCGTCGCGCCTCATCCGCGCGGTTGCGAGCCACGGAGGACAGAGATGCGAGGCGCCGGGTAGCTGTTGCGAAACGCTCATAGACGCTCATCGCTTGCCTCCCTTCGCGCTGACCTCAACCTTGTCCAGCGTGCCGACGAACCGGCCATAGACGGGCCGCATGTCCCCGAGCCCGGCATAGATCCCGGCGTCGTGCCAGATCGCCCCGAGGATGTGCTGGTCGAAGATCGTGTCATCAACCTCGATCGGCAGTTCTGCCTGCCAGTCCGTGAAGATCGGCCGGGTACGCATCGTGCGGGACCTCTGGACGCCGACCGACTTGCGTAGCGCGAAGGTTCCGGCCTTCCACAGACCGGCCGCGTCACTCGGGCCGTCGAACGTGAGCGTCGCAAACTCCGCGAGCGGGTAGACGCCGCGCGGTACGTCCTTCCCGCGCTTCTGGCGAGCGCCACCATCCTGTAGGCAGCGCAGCACGTTCCATGCGGGTATCGCGGGCCTCGCCTTGGCCGTGCCGTTCATCGGCCACGCCAGGGCGGGGGTCGTGTAGAGGCCGCCGAGGAACTCGATGTGAGCGATCTCGGCGTGATCCTCAAGCGTCTTCTTGCGCTTGCTGGTGACAGCGCCGAGGGCCTGTACGAATGAGTCCATCGGGTCTGCGAGCCGCTCGTTGTGCATGATGAGGGGCGATCCGCCCGACTCGGTACGGCCGTCGAGATGTAGTACGCACTTCATGGTCTACCTGCCTTTCGTGTTCTGCTCAGGATTGAGCTTCATGAACGTAGAGCACCGTAGGCTAGCACACGACAGGAGGCGCGATGGCCCGCAGTGCAGTCGATATTGCGAGCAGCCTACTTGCTGCGCCGAAGACCGGGGTAGCGATTTACCACGATGATCCAGCGGGATTTGCCGCCGATTGCATTTACTGGCCCCGCGGTCGCAAGACGGGCGTAGCGGGAGGGCTCGCGGACTACCAGAATGAAATCCTGCAAGCCCTAGTTGACCATCAGCGCGTCGCGGTGCGAGGCCCTCGCACGATGGGCAAGACGACGACGGCCACGGTTGCAATCCTCTGGTACGCGTTGACGCGCGATGCCTGCGGCGAGGACTGGAAGGTCATCGTTACCGCAGGCGCCTGGAGCCAGCTCCAGCAGTACCTGTGGCCCGAGCTTCGCACCAAGCTCACACCCCGCTTGAACTGGGATGTGATTGGACGTGAGCCATTCAAGCCCGCAGAGGAGATGACACTGCTAGGTTTGCGTCTCCGTTTTGGGGCTGTCACGATGGCCGCGCCCACAGATAGTGGGAAGATTGAGGGTGCACATAGCGACGAGTTGCTGATCGTGCTCGATGAGGCCAAGTTGATCCCGGAGGACACCTGGAACAGCCTTGAGGGTGCGTTCGCGGGCGCAGGCCCTGAATCTGACCAGGACGCCTACGCTCTGGCATCCTCAACGCCGGGTGCCCCGGAGGGCAGGTTCTTCAAGATTCACGACGGCCAACCGGGCTACGAGGACTGGCACGCGATATGGGTGCAGCTAGAGCGGGTTCTTGCGTCGAAACGTATGACGGAGGTGTGGCGTAAGCAGCGCGCCGAGCAGTTCGGTGAAGATTCTGCCTGGTACGCCAACCATGTTCTTGGAGAGTTCGCCCGCCAGCAGGTCGACCGCGTTATCCGCCAGGATCACCTGGAAGAAGCGAACGAGCGGTGGCGGCTGCTGGAGCTTGGTGGTAGCCGTGGTGACCTTCTGGTGCCCGTACACGACTCTCTGGGGCCGCTGGAAATCATCGGGGCTGATATCGCGGGCCGAGGCGAGGACCGCACGGTGTATGCCCTGCGTCACGGCATGACTATCTCCAGCGTGATTGTCCGCCCGCACGAGCCCGACACGGCCATCACCACTGACGAGCTGGAGGCGCTCGCGAAGACCCCCGAACGCGGCGCACGAGTAGTGATTGACGCGATTGGGCAGGGTGAAGTGATCGCGAACGAGCTACGTAAACGCGGCCGTAGCGTCGTTGACTTCGTTGCCTCCGAACGCACCGACATGCGAACCCGTGGGGGCCAGCTCGGGTTTACGTCTGTGCGTGACGCTGCGTGGTGGAACCTCCGCGAAATGCTGGAGCCCGGCTCGGGGTTCAACCTGGCCATCCCACCCGACGATCAGCTCACCGCAGACCTCTTGGCGCCGCGTTGGGAGGAAGTCTCTGGTGGCAAGATCAAGGTCGAGGCTAAGAAGGAGATTCGTAAGCGCCTGGAGCGTTCCACGGACTCGGGGGATGCGGCTGTGATGGCGCTATTTATGGCCCGCATCGCCCCGAAAGTGTCCGCCCCCAGGATACTGCGGCGCCCTGGCGGATCGCCTAATGCGCCTCTCAGGCAGCGCGCGGGCGGCGGCGTAGGCTTCGGCCGCAGACCGGCCTGACACTTTTCTCACTTTTAGGAGGCTCCGTTGGCCCGATCTCGCAGCGGCCCCACGGGGTCGCGAAGCTCCACGTCCTCTTCGACGGCTAGTGGTGCGCAGGTAACGACTGTTCGCCCGATCGTGCAGCGCGACTACTCCAGGTCGCGGCCGCGCAGGGTGTCGCCGTTCGCTGAGATCGGCACAAGCGGCCTAAAACAGTTCTCGGGCTGGGTCCTTGACGAGTGGCTCGGTGAACTCCAGGGCCGTGAGGCGGCGTGGCGTTACCGCGAATTCATGGACAACGACCCTGTAGCGGGCGGGTTCTTGTTCATGATCGAAATGCTGGCGCAGCGGGTCACCTATTCGGTGGAGGGCGGCGACCCGCGATGGCGTGAGCACATTAGCCAATGCATGCATGACATGAGCCACGGCTGGGACGACTTCATCTGTGAAGCGCTCACGCACCTCGGCTACGGATACGCCTTCCACGAGGAAGTGTTCAAGTACCGGCGCGGTGAACAGCCAGGGCAGGAGGACATGGCGCCAGAGGACGAGACGCCGAGCACGGAAGAACCCCAGCACCCAGCGTCCAGTATCTACGACGATGGCCTTGTGGGGTGGCGCAAGCTGCCGCTGCGGGCGCAGGAAACGACCCTGCACTGGGACTTCGACGGGTACTCATCGCTGCGGGGGCTGGAGCAGCTGGACTGGCATGGTGGCCGACACAGCATCCCGATCACGAAGGGTGTGTTGATTCGCAACCGTCGCGTGAGGAATAACCCGGAAGGGTATTCGATCCTCCGCCGCGCCTGGACGAGCTTCTTCCGTATGCGTGGCTTGCAGGACATCGAGGCGATCGGCGCAGCGCGAGACCTGGCGGGTATCCCTTCGGCTAAGCCGCCGCCGGGTGTGGACCTCTTCGCGGACGAGAACAAAGAGCTTTACAACGAGATTGTCGAACTCGTCACGACGGTCCACCGTGATGAGGATGAGGGTCTGGTGTGGCCCACTGCGGAGTGGGAGTTCGAGCTGGTGTCGTCGTCGGGCTCTCGGCAGTTCGATATCGACAAAATCATTCGCAGGTACGAGCAGCGGATCGCAGCGAGCGTCGCGGCTGACTTCATGCTGCTGGGACAGGACGGCCTGGGCTCCTACGCGATGGTTGATGTCAAGAGCGAGCTGTTCGGGATGGCGGTTGACGGGATGATCCAGCAGATCCTGAAGCCGATGAACCGCTATGCCGTCCCGCGCCTGTTGAAGCTGAACGGGGTGAAGACGACGGACCCCCCGAAAATCGTTGCTACGACGGCGGGCAGGATCGATCTGGAAAAGGTCGGGTTGTTCCTGTCGAGCCTCGCGGCTGCGGGGCTCACGATGCCCGATGATCCGAAGTTCAAGATGCAGCTCTTTGAAGCGGCCGGTTTGGGGACTGACTTCACTTTCCCGCCAGCGCCCGCGAAACCGGCTGGACCCGTGAAGCCTGCCACGCCCGAACCGTCGAAGTTGCAGAAGGCTGGCCCCACTAGCGGTAGGGTGTCCCTGGACCTGGAGCCCGGCACCCTGCCGACCCTCGACGGTGGGGTGAGCGATCACCACTTGACGGTCGTGTTCCTCGGCAAAGACATGGATGATGAGACGTTCGCTAGGGCCGTTGAGACCGCACGGAGCGTCGCGGCGGGGACGAAGCCACCGGAGGGCACTGTCGGAGGTCTCGGTACGTTTGAGCCGTCGGAGAGCAGCGATGGCAAGGTGGTGGCGTACGCAAAGCCGAAGATCCGGGGTCTGAACGCGATCAGGGCACCGTTTGAGTCCCTGGACGCGAGCGAACACACTGCCTTCTCTGACAGCGGCACCTACACGCCGCACGTCACGCTCGCCTACCAGGACGAGGATGCTCCCCTCCCGAAGCCGCTGCCGCAGACCCCTGTCAAGTTCACCCATCTTTCAGTGCACCGCGGGGAGGAAGTGCTGCGCGTCCCTTTTGGACGGGGGCGGCTCGCAAAGGCTGAGGGCCAGGTGCTCGATGTCGCTCCGGCGCTGAGGGCGAGGGCAGGTGTGCTCGCGGGGCAGCTTGACAGGGAGGTCATGGGCCGTTTGCAGGAGCTTGGTGCGCGTGCCGCGTCTACCTATCTCGCGATAGTCGGCGACTCTCCGCTGCCGACCAGTAAACGTGAGATGCGGTCCGTTACAGCGCGGGCCGTGAGGTCTCTCGGAATCGCCGCGTGGGTTCAGCAGCGTCTCATGCCGGTCCTAGACAGCCATGCGTCGAACGTTGCGCGCGACACAGAACGGACCCTCACGAACGAGACGGGCCTGGACTTCCCCATCGGAGAATCCGATATCCGGCGCGTTAGGGGGTCCAGGAGGCTCACGGCAAGGGATGTGGAGCCCCAGGTCCGCCAAGCCATCCTGAAAGCCGTAGAACGCGGCGTAGCGGCCGGAGAGGTGCCCCAGCAGACAGCTGACCGGATACGCAAGTCTGTTCCCGCCGGTAGGTTCCGTGTAGCTGGTGCGGGCTATCGCTCACAGCTCATCGGGTCCCATGAGACCGGCGAGATGCAACGGCAAGCGACTCTAGCTGCCTACAGCGCCCACCCGCAGGTCAGCAGCTTGCAGGTGTGTGGCGGGGACCAAGATGGCGAGATCGTCTCCCTGGATGCCGCTCCTGTCCCCTCGCATGTTGGGCAGGTCTTGTCGTACAACCCCGTCCTTGAAGGAGGCGCACAGTGAACGATCTTGCCCGCGAGGAGCTGTTGAAGGCGGAATCGGTGATCTTCAAGCGTGATTTCACAGACGAGCGTCGCCGCGAACTGGCAGCCAAAGGTTGGGCTTTGCCTGGGGGCAGTTATCCCGTGGAAACGGCGGCCGACCTGCACCCCGCTGCGGTGCTCATCCGCTCGGGGCATGGTGACACCGAGGCGGCCACTGCTCTGGTAGCGCGTCGCGCGAAGCAGCTAGGTGCGCCCAATCCGCTGGCGGCGGACAAAAGCGAGAAGGTGCAGAAGGCTGAGGTCGAGTTCTCCTACACCGTCCCGCTGCGCAAGAGCGACGTCGAGGGCAAGTTCTACGGCGTGGTGCTAGAGCCAGACTTGCCGGACGCCCACGGTGATGTGTTTGGTGCTCCTGCGATCGAGGAGGCCGCCCACGCCTTCATGCGCGACTACGCCATGTCGAAGGCTGAGCATTCCCCCGATGTGCAGCACGGCGGCGGGGATGCGGGCGCGGACCTACTGGAGAACTATGTGGCGCCCGTCGACATGGAGCTAGGTGGCCAGCCTGTCACTAAATCCTCGTGGGTGCAGGCGTGGCAGATCAACGATCCGCTCGTGAAGGCGGAAATCAACGAAGGGAAGCTGACGGGCCTGTCCCTTGAAGGGATCGGCACGCGGCACTCGCTGGAGGTGAGCTAGTTGCCCAAGAACGTGACAGATGTGCGGGTGCGACGCGTGAGCTTTGTAGGGCGCGCAGCTACCCGTGACCCGCAGAACCCGACGCAGCCTCGACGGAAGCTGTTGTGGAAGTCCGAGGATGCACCCACCGATCCGGCGCTGCCGGCGAAAGGAGGAGCCGATATGACTCCCGAGGAGATGCAGGCAGCCCTGAAAAAGGCTGAGACGGAGCGCGACGAGGCGTTGAAAAAGGCTGAGGCCGCCGAGGCAGACAAGGCCAAGCTTGAGTCGGAGAAGGCCGAGCTGGAGAAGATGGCGGGCGGCGGCAAAGCGAAACCCGCCAAGGGCGATGACGACGAGGACGACGAGGACGAGATGAAAAAGGCGGAGTTGCCCGAGGCAGTGAGGGCTCACCTGGAGAAGGCCGACGCGGAGATGGTGGAGCTGCGTAAGCGCGCGGAGTCCGCAGAGGAGATCGCGAAGGCGGAGCGCGAGACGCGGGAGACCGCTGAGTTCATCCAGAAGGCGGAGAAGGAGCTGCCGCACATGGGTGACCCGGAGGTTGTCGGCAAGCGCCTGAAGAAGTTCTCCGAAACGCTGGAGAAGGCCGAGTTCGATGAGTACTTCCGTGAGCAGGCTGCGATCAACGAGCAGCTCCGCAAGGGCTCCATCGAGGCTGAGTACGGCCGCAGCGGCGGTCGACCCGCAGCGCCGTCTGCGCCGGGCTTGCCGGAGGCGATGCAGAAGGCCGAAGAGCTACAGAAGAGCGACCCCAACATGTCGAGCGCTGAGGCGTTTCGTCGCGCGATGCGTGACCCCGCCGTGGCGGCCCAGTACGAGAAGGAGCGTGCCGGCGTCTAGCCGGCCGTACCTCTCGTCCCTACTAGTAAAGGAGCGGCCCTCATGGCCAAGTCAAATGTAGACCCGCACGCACTGAAAGCGGTGAAGTCCGCGACGAACCTGCTGGAAAAGGAATTCTACTTCGCGAAGCTCACGTCCACTGGCGAATGCGAATTGGCGTCCACTGGTGAAGCGGCGTACGCGATCACCGAAGGTGCCGAAGCTGGCGGCTATTCGACGCTGGTGTTCGGCGCTGAGCGCCAGAAGGTAATCATCGGTGGCACAGTCGCCATCGGGAACAACCTGACCGTGAACAGTGAAGGTAAGGGCGTAAAAGAAGTAGGTGAAGGTGTGATCGTTGCCGTGGCTCTCGAAGCGGGCCTTGCAGGCGACATCATTGAAGCGCTGATGTGTGTCCCCGTGACAAAGGCTTAGGCCCGAGTCCTTCCAGAAATAACAGAAAGGATGATGGCTGATGCCAGCTGAGATTAGCCTCTCAAGCGTCCACATCAACCGGTGGGCGACCAACTTCGCCATCCGGTACCGGCAGGAGAAGGACGAGTTCATCGCGCTGCAGGTATTTCCGCAGATCCCTACGGATACCGCATCGGATGACTATCTCGTGTTCCTGCGTGATGCGTGGATGCGCAACGACTTTCCTCGCAGGGGTATGAGCGAGGAGCCGGCGTATGACCAGTACGGTACGGAAACAAAGAAATTCTCGTGCACGGAGCGCGCGCTGCAGTACCGGCTGGATGACAGGATCAAAAAGAACGCGGATGACCCGGTGCACCCCGATCTCCGGGCGACTGAATTCCTGGAGGAACGCGCCCTGATCGGCATGGACGGGGAATGGTGCAGCCAGTATTTTGAACCGTCCGTGTGGAAAACGTCTTGGGAAGGCGTGACGGGTACCGCGTCGGAATCCGGAAAGACATTTGAAGAGTTCAACAAAGCGAAAACGGAACCCGTGCTGTTCTTTGGGAACCGTGCGGACGAAATGCAGGAAACGACCGGCAGGCGCCCCAACATCCTCGTGCTGGGTGCGAAAGCGTACACGGGGCTGCGCAACAACGAAGAACTGTTGAACCGCATCAAGTACATCTCGCAGAACGAACCTGCCCTGGTGGGTCGTCAGGCGATGGCTGCGGCGTTCGAGGTGGACAAGATCATTGTCGCGCGAGGGATCTATAACGAAGCGTTGGAGGGTGCCCCGGCGAACCTGAAATTCATCGCGAACCCGAAGTCGGCGCTGTTGGCGTTCGCGCCGTCTGGCCCGTCGATTGATACTCCGTCTGCGGGGTACACGTTCGCGTGGACGAACCTCGTGCCGGGTGTGTCTAACGCGACTGCTGGCGTGATCTACAGCGGCCGGCTGGAGCGGGCGTGGACGGACTGGTACGCGATCCGGGCGGCGTATGACATGAAAATCACGGCGTCGGACCTCGGGATGTACTTCTCGAAAGTTGTTGCT